TTAAAGGAACAATGCACTTACTTCTAAGTGGAGCAATAACAATCGAGCAAGCACAGGAAACAGTCAATATGTGGGTTGAACTGACAGCAAAGAAGTTTTATGCAGAAGGTGTTTTGGATGGATTAAATAGAAATAGGAAATCCACAGCAGAATGGCAAGCTGTAAGAAATATGGGAATGTAGCATAGAGGGCATGGAAGGGCGTTCTAAGGGGATAGAATTAATTAGGGGTAGAATTATGTCGGAGAGATAGAAAGAGAGGTTACAGCATGATTATAACAATACATGGCAAGCCGTTGGGAAAGCAACGAGCGAGGACATTGAAAAGTGGAAGAAGTTACACGCCAGAACAAACAGTAAATTATGAAACATTAGTTAAACTCTGCTATACAGAACAAAAAGGTGACAACTTCGGAGAGCAACAATTGAAGATGGGCATCATTGCTTATTATCCTATTCCTAAGTCAACGAGCAAAAAGAAAGAACATCTAATGTTGCTAGGTGAGATAAGGCCAACAAAGAAGCCCGACCTAGATAACGTAGTAAAACTTATAGCAGATGGATTAAACGGAATCGCATACTATGATGATAGCCAGATTGTGGAGTTAGTTGCTACTAAGTATTACAGCCTAATACCTAGAGTTGATCTGCATTTAAGAGTAAGTTGCTTGAATTACAACAAGTGAATAAGGGGGTATGACTTACGGCATTACATCGTAATAAGTGGCTCAGGAAGAAGAAAGCAATAGTCCATCTATTTGAGGAACAAGCAGAGAAAACAAGAGAGAAGAACGATGATTACTGGACTCAGCTCAGTTTGCCCAAACACATACCCAGGAGAAAGCAGAAACACCGTAAAGGATCGCACAACATAATAAAGGAACAACTCAAGGCCATAGCATACAAACAGAGCGAAATCAGGGACGAAGGATACTGCATAATATGCGGAACAACAGCGCAAAGCCATCACCACATCGTCAAGCAGGGGACGAGGTATGCACCACAATATCTTCAAGTAATGCAGAATGTAGTTTTATTATGTAATACCTGTCACACAGAAATACACAACCCCAAGAAAGGGGATACAAAGCAACTATATCTTGAAGAATGGCAACTTAGGTATTATCCAGAGTATACGCAGATGATGAGGGAGCTAGTAAAAATAATAGGATGCAGGGACGAAGATTTAATAAGACGATGGGGAACAAAACAGGAGGTAGCAAAATGAAGTTAGAGTGCGTTAAAGATGTGATTATGACAGTAAGCGAAGAAAAGCTATTCACCAAAGGCAAGATATACAACGGATATTACTATAGCGGTAAATATGCAATTGATCCATATAAAAAGTGTTTTTGTGCGAAGAACGACATAAACGAAAGGCATGTAATAAAAGATGTGTCAGGAAACGGATTAGATACGTTCTTTGCAGATCACTTCGTCAAAGTTAAGGAGGTAGCAAAATGATAAAAAAAACATGTTTAAATTGCAAACACTATGGAGTAAATACATTTGACGATTCCCCATGCAGTAAGTGCATTGGTGGACCTTTTGAGTATAAATGGGAACCTATAAAGGAGGTAGCAAAATGATAAAAATTGAGTGTTTTGAGTGCAGTTTTCGCTATAACCACATAAACCAACTACCATGTTCGGAGTGTCCAAATTCAACGGAGGGAAAGGGGATATGTAAGAATGGATAACACAGAGATATCATTTCCGGTACTCAACAATTTAACTCCAACAGTAGAATCATGCACGATGAAATTCTTGGAAGAGGTTGGAGAGCTAATGCAGTTGATCGGAAAGGGACAGGGGAAAAGTGGAGAATCACACGATATAAACGATCTAGAATGGGCAGTACGATCTGTGGAAGAATCACTAGATGCAGCCCAGTCGGCAACAACTTTAGCTCATACCCTATGCAGAGATTATAAAATTAGCATGGATGATTTATTGTATAACCACAAACTAAAGCTAAAAAAGAGAGGATATATAAAATGAGTAAATTAAACGAAACAGCCGCAGCCTTATCAATAATATCCCTATTAATCAGCATAATGTTTTTTGCAACACATAATATGACGGATGCAATCTATGTACTAGGTATAGCGATATTAGCAAAGCCAACGATCATAAAAGATAGAGAGGGTAACGCATGGAAGAGATAGCAAAAAAGATAGATAAGACAATAAGGAAAGATGCTAGACAAGATGCCTTACAGCTCACCAAGAGGCATCTAGAGGGGTTTAGATCACAGCAGAGATATGTTAGTAGCCTCAACGAAGACATCCAAGATAGATATGTAGCAGGCACAAAGATGTGTGCAACATACGGAGAGCAGATAGGGCATAGTTCGTTGGTGAAACTTGAACACGGAGCCATGCTTGCTTTTGATGAAGAACACCAGAAGCAGAAGGTAGATTATGTTAGAGCAAAGCACTTGTCAGAAAGGATTGAGCAGGCAGTGGGGGATCTTCCGGACAATGAGAGGGTTATACTGCAACAAAGATATATAGACAGAGACAGGGAGACATGGGAGCATATAGCCGATGTTATCAACCTAGACAAGAGATGGTGCTATAGATTGCATAATAGAGGTTTGTCTTCTGTAGCAACGAGCCTGTTTGGCTTAACAGATGTATTGGTGGCGGAACAGATAAAGAGAGCGAATAGAAGATAATAAGAGCGTACGCCACTATTTGACCATTGAAACAGAGCTAGACACGTAGTAAAATATAGAGTAGATAGATATACAGAATAGAGTAAGAGAAATGCAGGGTGATACCTGAGATCCGTGCAGGGTGATTAGCTACCCACACACCAAATTTACTAAATGCTAACTTATGTTGCTATGTGGACGTGCATTGATAGGAGAGTATCAACAGCGCACATAATATAACAAAAGCGTGTCTTAATGGATGCGCTTTTTCTTATGCCTAATTTTAAAGAGGTGAACGCAATAGAAATCCAGAGCATAGCCTCAGAGATCCATTCAGCAAGCCAGAGACTAGGAAAGGGATCGGATGCACTCTTTCTACTAGCCAAGGAAAACGCAGAAGCAGAACAACAATACCGCAAGGCACTAGGAACAGAGATAGTTAAGCTAAAACTAGAAGGTATGAGTGTAACCCTAATAGGAGATATAGCCAGAGGTAATACTTCTGATATGAAGTTTCAGAGAGATTTATGTGAAGCGAGATACACAGCAGGACGGGATAGTTTAAAGGCCATTGCAGCACAGATAACGGCACTCCAAACTATAGTAAAATATATAAGTGAGGCGTAACAATAATGCTTGATAATAGGTTTTGCAAGAAGTGGAAAGTAGCACCAGGATATGGGGGATACAATAAGATAAACTGTGGATCATGCGAGGACTGGACAGGTAATGGGTGTAACAGCATAGAAGAGGCCAAGAAGGAAAGAGAGTATGATTATTGGGCTAGGGAAATGCAAAGTAATCGAGGGGTGTATATAGCATAAGAAAAGACCCTCATTCGCTGAGAGACTTAAACCTAATATAGTCTGATATAGTTTTGTGGAGGAATGACAATGTTTCTTCTTTGTTTAAGTATACTAATGATGATAATGTCAGCTACAGGCTTATGGAAGGCCAATAGATTTGGAGTATCAATGTTATGGTTAATGATTGCAATATTTTCATATACATTTCTTATTAAGTAGGGAGACAACCACATGGCCTTAAGAGTGCGAGCTGACGGGAGAATATTATGTGCTGCTAAGTGCGATCCAGTGGACGGAGATACTTATGTTGATGATGCAGTACATGAATGGCTAACTAGATGTATGCCTATTTCTATAAATGTTATTGATTCTTTGGGCGAAGATGAAAACGGTGAAGAAGAATGGAAAGTTATGATGAACTGCTAATGTATGGTGTAGATATTTAGTTAGGAGGTGACACAATGGCACTAACACCAAAGCAACAGGCATTTATAGAGAACTATCTTATAGACCTAAACGCTACGGCTAGTGCTATTCGTGCTGGTTACGCTCCCAAGAACGCTGATAAGATAGGGTACGAGCTACTAGGAAAAACTTTAGTCAAGGATGCAATTAGGCTGGCCATAGAAGAACGGTCAAAGCGCACAGGCATTACAGCCGATCACGTGCTTAAAGAGATCGCTAGCATAGCTGATGATGATATATCAAACTACTTAGACTTTCGCACAGAGAAGGTACAGGTGGGCGTAGAGGACAACAATCCTATATATGAGTACAAAACCATAGCTGACCTTAAAGACAGTCGTACAATCAACACCAAGAACATATCTGAGATAAGCATAGGCAAAGATGGCCAGTTCAAATTCAAACTCTATTGCAGGGATGAAGCATTGGTCAATCTAGGCAAGCATCTCAAACTATTCACTGATAATGTAAATCTATCTGGATCAGTAGCCGTACAGATACTAGATGATATAGACTAAACTAAGCATTGGGTCCCATAACTAATATTATGTTAAGCGCATAAAACACCATTTCACCATATTAGACCATATTCTGCCTTGAGAGTCTTTTAACACGTTTTAGATTCTTGCATATTGGCATCACACAAACGTGTCTACATTAAAATAGCAATCTCTTGTTATCTCTGGATAGCTCGGGATTGCTATAACATTTAAAATGAGGTGAAACACACGGTAATTGACTGGAAAAAGGAATTGTCAAGACTGTCAACTATTATTTATAACGGCATAGAACACACAGAGCGAGAAAGACATGTCTACAATGGTTTAGCATGTTGGGCCAACTACCTCAGAAATGGAATAACGTATAGCTTTAGAGATTAGTGTCCATGAGCGAAGGACATACACAAGGAAATAGAGTAAAATATGCCAATCGTCCACCGCATTATAAGAATAAATTAAGTCAAAACAGTAAAATGTCCACGAGGGGTGGAATTATGAGATTATCAACAGCAATAGCACCTAGTTTCTTTCCCGTTCATAAAGCTATAAAAAATAAAGAGTATACCCACATTATGTTGGGTGGGGGTCGTGGATCTACTAAATCATCTTTTGTAGCAGAAGAGATAATATTAGGAGTCATGAAAGATCCTTTGGCTAATGCTGTAGCAATGCGAAAGGTTAAGGACACTCTCAAAGATAGTGTCTATGAACAGCTATGTTGGGCCATAGAAATACTTGGCGTAGATGCACACTGGCACAGGAGTATAAGTCCTTTGTCATTGACATATATCCCAACAGGGCAAAAGGTTATCTTCCGTGGAGCAGACAAACCCAAAAAGATCAAGTCAATCACATTCGCAAAGGGATATTGCAAGTTCCTTTGGTTTGAAGAATTAGATGAGTTTGGTGGCATGGAAGAGATACGAATGATCAACCAATCCCTTATGCGTGGTGGCAATGACTTTGTTGTGTTCTACTCCTACAATCCTCCCAAGAGCGCTAACAACTGGGTTAATGCAGAGGTACAGCTAACGAGAGGCGATAGATTAGTCCATAAGAGCGACTACCTGAGCGTTCCTAGAGAATGGCTGGGAAATCAGTTTATTCTAGAAGCAGAAGAGTTGAAGAGGGTTAAGCCCTTAGCCTATGACCATGAGTATTTAGGGATCATTACTGGTACAGGCGGCGAAGTCTTTGATAATGTAATGTGTCGCAAGATCAGTGATGCTGAGATAGAGGACTTCTACAATGTAAGAAGGGGTATGGATTTTGGTTTTGCAGCAGATCCTTTCTCTTATGGAACGATGCACTATGATAGAAAATACAAACGCTTATACATTTACTTTGAGATATATAAGACAGGATTATCTAATCATGCAGCGTTCAACCTAATTAAAGAAGAGAACAAACATAACGAGTCAATCATAGCGGATTCAGCAGAGCCTAAATCAATCAGCGAACTTAATCAGTACGGCTTAATGGTGAGAGGGGTTAAGAAGGGTCCTGACTCCATTGACTATGGTATCAAGTTCCTGCAATCGCTTAATCAGATCATTATAGATGATACCAGGTGTCCAGAGGGGGCTAGGGAATTCCTTACCTATGAATTAGATAGGGACGCGAATGGAAACTTTAAAGCCGGATATCCTGACCGAAACAATCATTTTTTAGACTGTACTCGCTACGCTCTTGTTGATGATTCCACCATGTATTGGGAGGATGAGAAAGCGAAGAGAAGTATTATCAACTTCCCCAGCGAAAGACCAAAGGTTGACGGTATGTATGGGGGTAGTGTTGACAGATCGTATATGGATTACTAAGGAGGGTATACTAGATGCTGTTTAATTTTGATGAAGATGATATATCTAAGATAAGTGATGGATACCACACATTTGAAGAATTGTATCACCATAGAATGATGCTCTTTGCTGTTATATGTAATACGTATAGATCTAAGTCGTGGAAATCGTGGCTACACTCTGACGGTACAATGTTTAAGGATTACTTTATTGTTGGAGTTGAAACGCCAGATGGGGACTATACCTATCACTACCATAAAGACTTTTGGGATATGTTTGATGTGTTTGAGTTAGGAAATGCCCCTGAGTGGGACGGACACAAGCCAAGTGATATTGGCAGATTATTAAGTCTGCTTTGAGGAAGGTGAATAAATGAATATAGCATTAATCCTAGCGGCTTTTATAGTCGCTTTCTTTATGTCGTTCTATGTCTACCGTAGAGGCCTTAAAGATGGTCTAAGTATAAGTAATGGGGCAAAGACAATAGAACCTGTTAAAACGCCTGCCACGTCCCTTAAAGAGTACATGGAGCAAAGGGATCAAACGAAGGTCAAGGATAACTACATGGACACAGCGAAGGGTATTCTATTCTACGATGACGATGAGGGGGTGACATAATTGGAACTAATAACTGATAGCTGGTTGGATTATCAAAGAGGCTTAGATTATAAACGAAAGATCAATCTACTTGCTACAGTCAATAAAGCCTCTAGATTTTATGAAGATAGACAGTGGGAAGGGGTAAGGTCCAACGGACTTCCCACACCACAACATAACGTAATAGCTAGAATAGTCGATTATAAGGTATCTCAAGTTATGGATAGCCAACTAAAGATGAACTACCATGTTGATGGCATTGACGAAGAGACAGAAGATGATGCAGAAACAAAGCTAATAGAAGTTGCTGAGATCCTAAGCGAATACAGTGAGACAACGTGGGAACGTGTCAAAATGGACTCCATGAATGAGGATGGGCTATTAGATGCTGCACTCTCAGGTGATATGGTTTCATTTTGGTATTGGGATGAGACAATCAACGCTGGTGATGGCATCATGGGGGATATAAACGGTGAACTAATTGACAATGTTAACTACTTCCCGGGTAATCCAAACAGCGAAAAGGTGCAAACCCAGCCATATATTATCTTAGCATTTAGACAAATGGTTGAAGATGTCAAAAAGGAAGCTGAAGCCAATGGAGTTAGCGCATCCGATCTTCTGCTTATTTCACCTGACCAAGACACACAAGATCAAGCCGGGGATAGCGCAAAGATAGAGTTAGATCAAAGTAATAAGACGATAGTCCTGCTTAAGCTATGGAAGAAGGACGGCACCGTCTATGGCAAAGAAGTCTGCAAAGCTGTAACCGTTCGTAAAGAGTGGGATCTAGGGATTAAGGGCTATCCTGTAGCTCTAATGAACTGGAAGAAACGAAAGAATAGTTGCCACGGCACGAATG